TGGTTTATGCAACCACCCTGATTAGGGACATGCCCGCCACTTAGTTTTATTCAGATGGAACTAAGAAACCAACTCACACAGAAGGGGTTTTATTTTTATACCCCCATGTCTCTGTCAAAGTATGACAGTTCGGACACAAAAATCTTAAGTTTTCTTTTCTATTATCTTTATTATTTCCATTTATGTGATCTACTTGAAGTGTTAGAGAGTTTCCCATCCAACTATTAATATCACAAGAGGAACATTTGTATTCGACTCCACTATCAATAAGACGTTTTTTTAAACTTCTTGTATCATGATATTTACCATTTACAAATACATCAGTATCAGATTTACGGGTTGTGGTGCCAACACGACGGAATACGTGCGGGTATTCCTCAAATTTGATACCTTGCTTTTGTAAATAGTTTTTTGCTGATCTATAAGTAGCAGAAGATTTGTTAGTGTAACCAACCTTCTGGCAGAACTCCCAAAATGTAAATGATTGAGACAGCAAAAAACGGAGTTGCTCAACAGAATAACGAGAAAGATACAAAGATTTAGACATGGTAAGAAGAAGTTTTATAGTATATATAACACTTACAACTTACGAAAGGGGTAGTTTAGATCCACCACTTGCCCTTTGACCAGAGGCAAGAAACTGGACACAGGAGATCCATGACGCACCACCATTTCTTTGACTGGAAAATGGAAACCAGGCGGGAGAGATTCCCATCCGCACCACCAATCCTTTGAAGAGAGATTGGAAACTCTATGGGTGAAGGGGGGTTCCCGACCAGGGCACGTTTAACGTCAGTCCGAGACGGGCATTTTGGGGTGACTCCACCACCTGTTTTATTTTAAAACAGGAAATCAGAATGACATTTTTCTTGCCAATCTATCCATTAGATCTTCAACTTTTGCCTCAAGAGCAGCAAGTCTATCTACATCTACACTACCACCTCCATTACATGGAGTATGTGTTTGAGATTCAAGTGCTTGAAGACGAAGTTCAACACTCTTATCATATTCAGACATATATGGTTGCTTTTCTGCAGATTCTGCTGCGGATGCTTTAGCAGATGCTACCTTAGGTGAAGTTGCCATGTTACTTAAAAAATACTTCTAGGTTATTTAGTTTTAGTTGTCTTTCACATAACAAGGAACTCTATCAGGATCCAACCATTTGGCATATTCAATATCTTCCATTGCTAGAGAACATTGCATACCATTATCAAAAAGATAAATGTCGTTCCAGCGTTTCGTGTAGTAATTTTGTTTTTGTAAACGAAGGTCTGGGTTACCATTAATCTCTAAGATACCCACTTCAACAAAGCGGTATCCATCACGTTCAAGAAGAACTTTAGGTTTCATACAACCTCGACAGATTCAAGATCCTGAGCAATGAACTCCATTAGCATTTCATAATCATCAAGAGGATCTCCAGAAAACACCACTCCTTCGTTTTCGTAGTAGCGGCGCACCTTTTTATAAAGTTTCGGATTCTTTACATCAAGGTAGAATTCTCCATCGGCGGCGTGACGAAGAGTTTGAACATCTTTCTTGAACTTAGAAGTGAGAGTCATTGTTTTGATTGTTGACCTTGTTATTATAGGAGAATAAGGTTTGAGAGTCAAGTAGGACAGTTTTGATTCTGTCCATGCTGATTGTGGGGATCGAACCCACCTATATCCGATTATGAGTCGGGTGCTTTCACCAGATAGCTAAACCAGCATTCGCTATTCGCAAATAGCGAATAGTAATAGGGACACTTGGATTCGAACCAAGACCTCGCGCTAATCTGGCGCTAATACGGAGTATAAGACCGCTGTTCTACCGTTGAACTATGCCCCCAAGTAAACCCCAAAAATCAGGGTGCTTCGTTGTTTAACTCGGTGTGTATTCGTATCAGTTCTTTTATATCTTCGTCATATGGAACCATGACTGCGTTTCCATGCTCACTTGTTATCACGAAAGATTCTCCTCCTTCAACTCTATTCATCAGATTATCAAAGTCTGCTTGAAATTCTTCCACTGTAAACTTCTCTAGTAGATCTGTGCTAAGTAAGTCTTTAATCATGGTTCATAAATGACATTTATGAGTCGGGCATAAAGGATTTGAACCTTTGACCTTTCCGCCCCAAACGGAACGCGCTACCAAACTGCGCTAATGCCCGTTATAATGTTCTATTCTATGACAGTTAGAACAAACAACTTCGCACTTATTTAGTTCTTCCAATACATTTTTCCAAGATCTTTGTCTAGCAATAATACATGGTTGACCTTCTTTATCATCAATGGGGTGATGAAACTCAAGTGCTCTATAATCGTTATATCCACAACGATTGCATTTAAGAGTTTTTTTATACTCTCTAAATTTGCTCATGCGTTTTTGTGCTTCTTTAGTTTTTTGCTTAGAGTAACACTGAATGCATTTGTGCCTATAATAGTTGACTCCTTTAATATTACCAGCAAGAGGAAAATCTGTCAAGGAATGGACTACACCACATTCTTTACAAGTTCTAGTTATCATTTTGGGAAGAAAAAAAGCACTCCCAAATATTTATAACTTAGAGATCAGAAATAGTATATTACTTTTTACATTTAGTGTCAAGTTGTTCAAGGTACTCTTCAAAAAATGATTCTATATTATCTATACCCTTATTTCCTTGACTTACCCAGTGATCACAAAACTCATAAACTTGTCTGCAGTGATTATAAAGATGATGAGACAATGCATGAAAAACCATTGCTCTAAGTTGCATCCTTTCTTCACTGTATCTCCAATCAGTATCTCTTAAATCGTCTGTGTGATCGTTCATTCTAAACATTTACATTCCTCTCCATGTCTTATATTCGTGATGAAAATATTGGTCTACGGTGTTATCTAAAGGGGCATTTACATCCCACTCTGCCCATTCTTTACAAAACTGTTTTATATACCCATCATTCAAAACACTTCTACCATAAGTTCTTACAAAACAAGTCATTGCAAAATGATATCTCTGTTTAATGCGGGTATGCATTGTTCATGCCCCATTGAATAAAAAGCACAATCGCAGAAAAAAGTAAAATAGATGAAAGAAAAGTTCTCATTACATTCCTCCGTTTCTAAATCCAACAATGTATCCTATTATTAGTCCACACATAAACGCTATGAACATATACAATATGTGAGACACAAACTGAATAAAAATTAACCAATCAGTCACAGTCATCTTCATCTTCATAAGTAGATGGTTCTTCAAAGAGTTCTGTCATTTTAGCTTGAAAGACTCTTTCTCTTAGTTCTTGGAGATCCTCTTCTGTTAAAGATATCATTTGTCTTTTAAAAGTTCTTCTACTCTTTTACGCATGTTTATACTATCTTGTTTAAGATAGTCTCTCAAAGAATAACCACGTTGACCTTTAAGAATACATGTGCCTTGATAGAACATCGTAGCGGCAAACACTAACAGGAAAACGATACCGATTATTTCAGGGTAATGTTGAGCCATGGTAGTAGTGGCGGTATTACTCCAATGAGTCTAAGCAGACCCTCAGCAAAAAGTGCAAGAACAACCCAACCAACACACATACTGATAATCGAAGCATTACGATTATGGCGTCGTATTGCAGCATCAATCATCTCCTGCACTTCGCTATGAGTTGCATAATCATCGTCGTGTGGTTGCATCATTCTGGGAAATCCTCACCAAGTTCAGTCAATCTCTTTTCCCATGTTACCCCACCATCTTGTCCTTTGCATGGGTTTATGCAGGTTTCATCACCATGATTGTTACAAACTAGTCCTGCAAGATCAAGTTCATTTCCTTTTTTTCCTGTTCCTGACCAGTAATGCTCATTATTAATCCAGATAGCACCACACTTAAGGCATTCCTTCCTCTCAAGTTTGAGGTCGGACAGCTCTTTGTCAATCATCTTTATACTCCTTAAGGAAGTTTTTGAAATCGGTTGTATCCTTAATAAGTTGCCTTTTAAGTTTCCAACCCATCCACTTCATTTGCAACTTAATAAACTGCAAACGAATAGTTACATCAAGATACGTGAAAACACGGAGTGTACCCTCCACACCAGCATACGCAATCATTAAAAGAATGATGACAAGAGTTAAGTAGGTACTAATGACCGATGCATTCATGTAAGAAAAATCGATATAATCTATGTATTTCAATGCTACCAAATTTACACATTTTGGCAAGTATAAATGACTACTATGTGTTGAAACTCAGAAAGTGATTAAGAAAATATTAACGGTGAGAGAGGGATTTGAACCCCCGATGGTGTTACCCATGCCTGTTTTCAAGACAGGTGCAATAAGCCAGACTCTGCCATCTCACCTTATCGTTGTTATCATTCCAGTGTCTAATAACACCAGCAATGATAAAAAAGTTTGTAGTTAGATAACTCAAAAAAATAATGGTTCTGATGATTGCAATAGTGTCGGATTCTTTATCGCATTTAGATGCTTTTTCTCCTAGTGCTTTTGCCCACCAGCGCCAAATATTTTTTTTCTTCATATTATCGGACTTCAAAATCTAACTTACGAACTTTTCTTGTTCTTCTAGATTCTTGATATGCAAGATCTGAATCAGACAAAATTGGTGATCTTTTGTCTTCTTTTACAGAGTTTAACATGATTACTTTGGATAAGTCAATAGCAGTAATCGTATCCCCCTTCAATGTAGCCATATTAGGACAACCACAAGAAGTGGTCTTTGATGGATGACTGATTAACTCTCTATTACATTCTTTGCATCTTATAGAAATCATTGCTCATTCCTTTAAAAAAGATCTTAACATCCAAACGAATTTACCATGAGACTCCATAAGATCTTGAATAATATTAGTCGTTGCATACTGATTTAAACTTTCAGATTTTTCTGAAACATTGGTAAGCATTTCAATAAATTTTTTATTGTCTGCTAACAGTTGACTAATCATGGTTTTATCAGTCAGATTATCAGAAGCTTCTGGAATAATAGAAGTTTGTACAACTCTACTAATAGGTCCAATCGCTTTCATGCGAAGGTATCGCATGTTTTCTGTAAGTCTATCAATCTCAGCAATCATCGCAACATACTGCTCTCCGAAAAGAGCATGTAGTTGATGAAAGTCAGATCCTACGACATTCCAATGATAAACCCAAGTCTTCTGCATTAAACAGAAAAGACTTGTCTGTGTTCTATGAAGAAGTTGATATAACTCGTCCATTATTTTTTCTAAGTATTTATGATGGGCGATACTGGAATCGAACCAGTGACTTACCACTTGTAAGGAGGCCACTCTACCGCTGAGTTAATCGCCCTTGTTTACCTCTGTCTGGGAATCGAACCCAGTTTCCAAGTGCATTGTCTGCCTGTCCTTACCAATAGACTACCAGAGGATTGGTGAGTCGGATATGATGATCCCGACTCGTATGGAAGAACCTAAGTCCATCCAACTCCACAACCTGGATTCGAACCAGGGACCAGTCGATTAACAGTCGAATGCTCTACCGCTGAGCTATTGTGGAATACGAATACTTGCATATTCAAATATTTTTTGTGGTATGTTAATACCTAAAGCATTTTCAAATCCACGAAATCCTGGTGATGAGTTTGCTTCACATACTCTATACCCATCTGGGTGAAAAAGCAAGTCTACGCCAGCGATGTCTAAATCAAGAACTTTTGCTGTTTGTATGGCAAGTAGTTCCATCTTATCATCAACATCATAAGCAGTTCCAACTCCACCACGAGTAATATTTGCTTTGAAAGAACCATCCGTAGACTCTCTTTTCATCGCACCTACTACTTTACCACCAATCACGATAACACGCAAGTCTTTACCACTTGAATATTCAACATACTCTTGAACAATCATAGAGTTTTTAAAATCCAAGGCAGAGATTAACTCAGATAAATCCTCAAACTGTTTCCTATCATGACAAAGATAAACTCCTGCTCCATATGATCCAGTTACAACTTTTACTACACAAGGAAATCCCACTTGTTTTTCAACTAGATCAGGATTACTTGGAAAACGAGTAAGCATTGTTTTTGGGATAGGGATGCCATGCTGCGCCAAAATTTGATTGGCATACATTTTATCCTTTGCTGCTATGATAGCATCAGAGTTTGGTAAAGTAGGGACGTTCAACCTTTCAAACTGTCTTAGTACAGAAAGATTAAAGTGTCCTGTAGAACTTCCCGTTCTAGCAATCACTACATCAGGCAGAGGCACTATATTGT